GTAAATGTCCTGATGCAGAAGACCCAAAACAGTAACCCTTTATTCTTTAGGGTACTAGTTGCGTATTACTTCACCAAGATTGCCTCAATGATGCGTACTGATATTAAGACTCCAGATCGTGGGGTTATACCAGTTAGTATGTATGCGATGAACCTGGCCAGTTCAGGACAAGGTAAAGGCCATTCAACCAATATCATTGAGGATCAAGTACTCAGTGGTTTTAAAGAAGAGTTCCTAGAATTCACATTTCCGGTCGTAAGCTCAACAAACCTTGCTAAAATTGCTACAAAGCGAGCCATCAAAAATGATATAGAGCCTGAAGAGGCTTTAGAGCTGGTAGAAAAAGAATTTGAGTCATTAGGTGCATTAGCATTCTCATTTGATAGTGGTACCACTGCTGCAGTAAAGCAGATGCGACATAAGCTATTGATGGCTAATGCAGGATCAGTTAACTTCGAAATGGATGAGATTGGTTCTAATCTATTAGGTAATGCTGATGTGTTGTCAGCATTCCTAGAGCTGTTCGATGTTGGTAAAATCAAGCAAAAACTCACTAAGAATACTGCAGACAACAAGCGGTCAGAGGAGATAGAGGGTAGAACACCTACTAACCTACTGCTGTTTGGTACCCCAGCTAAATTGCTGGATGGTGAGAAGGTTGAAGCTGCCCTTATATCCATGTTTGAGACTGGGTATGCTAGACGTTGTTTCTTTGGTTTCTCTGCTGATAATGGTAAGCGGTTGGAGCTCACACCAGAAGAAGTCTATGACATGATGACTGACAAATCATCATCAGCTTATCTGGTTGAGCTTCGTAATAAGCTGGCTAAATTAGCTGATTCAATCAACTTCCATACTACCCTCACCATGACTAAAGATGTAAGCTTAAAGCTCATTGAGTACAAGCTAGCGTGTGAAAAAATAGCTCATGGTATGAAAGACCATGAGGATATTCTGAAAGCAGAGATTGCACACCGGTACTACAAAGTACTTAAGTTAGCAGGCACCTACGCTTTCATATCTGAGTCCCATGAAATAACAGAAGAGCATATTTATAATGCCATTAAGTTGGCAGAAGACTCAGGAGCTGCTTTAACACAGATCCTAACCAGAGAACGTAACTACCAGAAGTTGGCAAAGTACATCGCTAATGTTGAAAAAGAGGTGACCCAAGTAGATTTGATTGAGGATCTTCCTTTCTACCGTGGTAGTGAATCATCCAAGAAGGAAATGATGACTCATGCAATTGCGTATGGGTATAAGAATAATATTATCATTAAGCGCACTTATAGTGATGGTATTGAGTTCCTTCAAGGTGAGTCCCTGAAAGCTACTAACCTGGCTATGATGACTGTAAGCTATGGTACTGATATCGTTGCTGGATTCCAGCCTGACTATGCACCATTTGATTCGCTACATAAGGTAGTGACTCTGGCCAACTACCATTATACAGCTCACCACTTTAAAGAGGGTTACCGGGCTGCTGATAAAGCAATTCCTGGGTTCAATCTTGTGATTATTGATGTGGATGATGGTGTTAGTCTGGAATCTGCTAAGTTACTGTTAGATGGTTACAAGTGTATGTTTGCTACCACTAAGAGCCATACAGATAGTACTAATCGTTTCCGTATCATATTTCCACTAAGCCATGTGGTTAAGCTTACTCCTGATGACTACAGCAAATTCATGACCAATGTATTTAATTGGCTCCCATTTACTGTGGACACTGCTACCAAGGATATTGCCAGGAAGTGGGTGTCACATCCTGGCAGTCATGAGTACCAAGATGGTGCTTTGCTTGATGCAATGCTGTTTATTCCTCAGACCAAAAAAGAGGAAGAGTTCTCTCAGAAGATACTGGATCATCAATCCATGTCTAATTTGGAGCGTTGGATTATCCTCAATACTACTAGTGGTAACAGATCCAATCAGATGATCAAGTACGCCTTGGCATTGGTAGATGGTGGCAACACCATTGAGGGTGTACGTAATAAGGTGATGTCATTTAATGAGAAGCTGAAAGATGGTCTATCTGAAGATGAGATTAATACAACAATCATGATTACTGTAACTAAAGCAGTAGTTAAAAGGGACTCTTAATGGATAATCTAAATAACAAGAATATTGTATTAGTAGTTGGTACTCCTGCCACAGGCAAAAGTACCTCACTAATGCACATGGAAAACCAATCACGCATTGCCTACCTAAATGCAGATTTGAAAGAACTTCCTTTTAAAAGTGAATTTCGTAATGTGGATTTGGTAGATCCAAAAACAATACTAGCTGCTATTCCCCAGATTGAAGCGTCTGAGGATATAGACTCCGGGGTGCTAGATACTATCACTTTGCTGATGAATCAGTTTGAGCGGCAGTATGTAACTACTCATCGTAATGCCAAGGGTGTCATAGACACCATGGGTGGTTGGGGTGAGTACTCTAAATTCTACAGTCAGTTTATGACAGCAATTAAAGGAGGCTCTAAGAACTATGCTATTCTGGCACATGTGTCAGACACCCTTAATGAGAAAGAGATGGTCCTGGAAACCAAGGTACCTGTTAAAGGTGCTGTGGGCAAGATTGGTGTAGAAGCAGATTTCACAACAATCATTGCTTGTAAGTGTATGTCCGTTACCTCTTTGGAGGCGTATTCAAATGATTTATTGACTATCACCGATGAGGAGCGGGAGGATGGCTATAAATACGTCTTCCAAACCCGTATTACAGCAGGTGCTCTGGGAGAGAAAATGCGTTCAGCTATGGGGCTATGGAGCCGTGATGAGCTGTATATCGATAACAACCTAAGTAATGTATTCAAGCGTTTAAACGAGTATTATAACTAAGCTCAGTAAACACAAAACAAATAACTAAATTAAATCAGAAAGGTAAATAAGTATGTTCGGTAATTTAAAGCAAGATCCAACAATTCAAGAAGCAGGTGATGTACTAGGTGGGGGTGGTGTACTAGACACCGATATCCACAAGATGGTTGTAGAAATGGCGTATGCCGATAAGTCCGCTGGTGGTGCTCTCAGTCTTAACCTATCCTTTAAGGGTAGTAATGGTACGTCACTACGAACAACTTTTTGGGTAACAAGTGGTACTGCTAAAGGTGGGCACAACTACTACGTAGATAAACAAGGTAATAAGCAATTCTTGCCTGGTTACAGTCAAGCTAATGCCCTATGCCTACTAACAGTTGGTGAGGAGTTGGCCAACGTAGCTCCTGAAACCAAAACAATCGGCATTTATGATTATGACCTTAAGAAGGAAGTTCCTAAACAACGTGAAGTTCTAATGCCGCTGATCGGCCAAGAAGTATCTCTTGGTGTTATTCGTCAGATCGTAGATAAGAATGTCAAAAATGATGCAGGTATCTACGTACCATCTGGTGAAACTCGTGAAGAGAATGAGATCGATAAGATCTTCCGTGCTTCTGATGGCATGACTGTTGTTGAGATTCGTGCTGAAGCTACTGAGGCGGTCTTCTACAACAAATGGCTAGAGAAGAACAAGGGCGTTGTACGTAACAAAGCTAAAGGCGCTGTAGCAGGTAATGCTGGTGGTCAACCAGCAGCAGATACTCCAGCAGAGCCAGCTAAGAAACTGTTCTAATTTTGGTGCGGTAAATACTGAGCCTCTGTAGAAATACAGGGGCTTATTTATTTCTAGCTAACAAGGAGAGCATGTGACTAATACACATGAAGTAAATGTAATAGGTTGTGTGTAAGTTCCGTAAGGTACATTGACACAGCCTATTTTCCACTGTAAACTCACTTTTTCTTATCTGAAGAACACTATGAACCAGGTAATTGTGAGTGGGTAACCAGGGCGGAAAACACTAGGAGACAGCTACGAGATTACCACACAAATCACATAGCAATTAGTCTAAGGCACAGTGACAGTACTCAATCAGTGCAGTTTCAGTCTATCAAAGATGCAGCAGCTTACTTACAACAAAAATACCCACAAAACAAACATAAGAGTATTGCCACACTTCTCAGTGTGGGCCTTAATAAATCTCTTGATAA